ATTTCTTTTTCTGTTCTTTCTTCCTTTACATCAAATCCATAGTGATATTTAGGACCATGCTGAAATCTATCAACGAGAACATAACGATATACATAGTTCCCTTTTTTAAAATGTAGAATTGTTTTTAAATCTTTTATTTGTTTCATGTGCAAGATGGGGGATTGCTCCCCCACCTAAGAACTATGATTAGTTTACAACGTATGAAATGTTCCAAGACATTGTTCCAGCAGTTCCACCAGCAGCAGACATAGTCGCTGCAATGTAGTAGTAACCACCTGGATCAGATGTGTCTCCAGCTAATTCATACATTTTTTGACCAGCTGTGTCGATGTTTGCAGCTTCGAATCTAACGTCTGTCATAGCAGCACCATCGGCTACTAGAGTTGCAAAGACATCTTCATCTTTAACTGCACCAGCAGTAGTATAGATTCCAACATTGAATGTGCATGATCCACCTAAACTGTCAGAGCCAATGAATAAACTTGACACTGAAGCATTTGATGGGATCGGTGCTAACATAACAATATCGTTATCATCACTATCACCAGCAGCTAGTTCAACTGTACCACTTGCTGTTCTAAGAACACCATGAAGTTCAGCTGCGTTGTTAGCAACTTGAGGAGAAGCCTCAAAGTTTGCTACTAAGTCTGTATTTTTAGTACCCATAACTTTATCCTCCTATTACGATTCAGTTGCTTGGATTTCAACTACTTTTTCTTCTTCCATTCTAGTTGCACCAAAAGAAGCACAGTAGTAAACTTGAGTAGCATAACCTTTGTCAGCTCTCTCATCTATTCTAGCTGTAACATCTTTACCTACACCCAAAGCGATTCCGTCTTGTGCGTAAGCGATGCACTGTCTTTTAGAACCAGTAGCATTCAATCTGTTTGACACTATAAAATTAAATCCTAAGAATTGATTAACATCCCCAGAAGCTAATGCTTTTACAGTGTTGAAGTCACTAGATGTAACCTCAGTTGTACCTAATAAATCAGTAATCTGTTTAGGCGATACAATGATGTGTCTAGTAATTGATGGATCAACAGAAGCTGCATCTAAGATTTCTTTAGCAGATCTTAGTTTAGCGATTGTTAAACCATTTGAGTCACCTGTTCCTAACTTCTGTGCAGAAGGAAGTGCAGTTGACGTACTACCAGTTTCACCAGTGAATGACGTACCTAACGCAGCACTAATGATTTCATCATCCATAGCTCTACCCATTGCGAATGCAGCAGCTTGAGCATAAGATGAAGTTGGATCGATTAAGAGTCTTACCTTGTCTTGGTCATCGATAAGATCAGCAAATTCATAATCCACTAATGATACTCTACGTCTAGCGTGAGGTGTATCGATTTGTGGAGTGTCTGAATGTCTGCTTGTTCTCTTCTGTGCAGTTACTGCACCTACTTGATCAAAGAACGCATTCTTACCATTAACACTTTCAAGTCTAACTCTGTCTCTTAATAACGATCCCATTTGTTGAGATAGCATTTGAATGTTAGCAGAATACTGCTGTACAAATGCTGTAGTTACTTGTGATGACATATTAGTCTCCTTAATTGTCGGTTTAGTTTAAACAAAACAGAAAAGTTCTCTGTCGAATGACAGGCATTCCTTGCATTTTAAGTCTGTTAGACTAGAGTCTATTCCTTCTTGTCAGTAAGGTTCTTTCGAATTGTCTTACTCTTAATCCATTTATAATAATTTTCGCAAATTGGCAAGGGGTCATTTTTCTGATACTCCGTACCATTTTCTTTTACGATACGGAGTATTTCTAACTTAATTTCTTCGTTAGTTAAATTATCAGTTGCCATTGATCATAGACCTTAATGTAAATACTTGTTGAACAATCTTATCATGATCTGGATGACCTTTGTTCCAATATGGACCAGTTCTATCATTCATGATCTTAGATATTTCTTGTTCAATATCTTTACCTTGATTGACGCTTTCAGATTCTGTTGAAACAATTTTATCTTCAGACATCATATCCGCAATCTTTGCAAAACCTTTTATAACATCTGGATGATCTCCAAGTCTTGTACCATCTTTTAATTGCATATCTAAAACTTCTACGCCTAGATTTGCTTTTGCAACTGAACCAGCTTTCTTAACATTCTCTTCAAAAGTTTTACCCCACTCTTGACGTAACTGTTGTTCAGCATTTGCTTGTGCAGTTTCAGTATCAATCTTTGATTGTTGTGCTGTACCTTCCATAGAATTTTTATAGAACTCTAGGATACCTTGAGCTTGTTTATTATTTAAACCTAGCTTATGTGCGTTCTCTGCAAACTGTTTGATTGCACCTTCATCTATTGGCACAACATCTGATTTTGCTTCGAGTTTATATTTGTCGGCAGATTCGGGTCTACCAAGTTTAGCATAAACTTCGTTCCATTGATCATCTGTTGAGTTTTCGTTTGGTACGGCAACTTTATCTTGACCAATCATTCTTGTAGCATTGATGTAAGATTTAGCTAACGCATCAATCTCTGTAAACTTCTCGATGTTTGGATCGTTTCTAAACTCTTCCGAGATTGCTTCTTTCCAAGTCTTAGCAACAGTTGGTTGCTCTGTTGTTGGAGAGATTGGTTGTTGTGTTGTTTCTTTAGGTGCTTCTGTAGTAGGATTCGTTGTCTCTGCTACAGGCACAGTTTCCTGTGTTATCTGTTCTTGTGACATTGTTATTTACCTTTTTCATTATCGTTTTGTAGCATTGATTTAATAAATAGAAGTACGCTACGTTGACCTTCCATGTATGCACTCTCATGACTATCACCTTTTACATTGGTAGTCGAATGATAGTGACATCTTTTTTCTAAGTCAGATAAAACTTCTTTGCCTTCATCTGAATTAAAAATCTGTTTGTATGCTTCTTTTAATTTGTAGAGTTGTTTCTCTAATCGTTTGATTTCATCCATTACTCAATATCAGCATTCGCTACTGCTTTAGCTTCCTCTGGAAGTGCTTTTGCTAATGGTGCTATTTTTCCCCCTGCTTCCGCTACTTGCTGTAGCTGTTGCATCTGTTGCATTTGTTCTTGTTGTTGTTGTGCCTGTTGTCTTTCAGCGTTTAATTGATTTTGTGGTTTTAATATTTTTTGCGGCACACCCACAATATCTGCTAAGTGTCTTACAAGTTTATCCATATTAACATGATCAAACACTGGAGCAACATTTGCTAAAGATCCCATGATCTCTATTGCTCTCATGATTGATTGTAACTCTGTAGACTTCTGTGCTTTGGCAAGAGGAGATACATATTCGATTTCTATATCTTTACCTGCTAAAAATTCTGGTGCTGGTCTAAATAAATTCTTTCTAAGTAGTATTGCAAAAGTTCTATCGATTAAAGGTTTTAATAACTCTGATTGTAATCTACCTAACACTGGACCCAATAATCTCATCTTCTCTTCGTTACGTTGAATAACTTCTGTTGCTGTCATCTGTGGACCTTGTTGCATCATAAGTTGATTTACATAGAAAGCATTTCTGATTGAGTTTCTTCTTTGCTCTTCCATGTTTAAACCTAATGGAGTATTCGCACCAATGTTTAATGGTTCAATTCTATCTCTTGTGCCAGATCTATAAAAATTTAATCCACCTGGTACAGTTCTTACTGGTAAAATAAATCCATCATCTGGAACAAGTAAAGGTGGGTCTACTTGTTTTTGTGCAGACTTTATTGTAGTCTTAGACATTTCATTTAACATCTTAACATCTGGTAAAGCTGTCATTGCAGGTGATCTACCATAGATCTCATGTGATGCTTTTAAATATCTTGGTACTACAAATGGGAACTCTCTAAATCCAGATACAGATAACTCTTCACCTTTCTCTGTTAAGTAAACAGATTCAAATGGCATATTTGATTTATCTTGTTTTCTTGGATCAAAGTCTGATCTTGGATATACTGCATGAATAATATCTACTTCTTCATACGGATCTTTCTTTGCAAGCATTTCAAATTGTGCATTGCTGCCAAACTTTTGTATTGCAGCTCTTGCAGATAATTTAAACTTTCTAAATACTGTATCGATTCTACCTTTGTCATTTTCTGCAATGTATATTTCATTGATGTGTCTTGTTGAAAATTTTAAAAGATCTTCTTCATCTTCTTCAATAAACATACAAGCTGTACCAAAAGTAATTAAGTCATGATACAATTCAAATATTTCTTGTTGGAAGTTAGAACGATTGAATGCTGCATACATTGTATCTGTTGCAGACTCTAACCATTCTTTTGCTTCATCTTCATTCTCCATGTCATCTTTAAATCTTAATGAGAACCAAGGAGTAGAAGGATTAGTCAACATACCATGTAGGGATGCAGCTAATAGTTCTACTGCTTGTAAGGGAGAGGAATCAAAAATTAGTTCTGTACGTTTATCACCTCTTGATCTAGTTTTAGTTACATCTGCTTTTCTTGGCATCATGTAATCTGCAACCTCTTGCCAATGGGTTTCCCAGTTTTGTCTTTGACTTGATAAACGATCAAATCTTTTTAGTAATGCTTTTGATAAATCTGTTTGTGCCATACTATCCGCCTAATAAACTTCTTTTACCTAATGTTGGTGATTCTTCTTCAACACCTGTTGGTCCTGTCATGATTGTTGCAGATCTACCTTTACGCTTAGTTCTTCTTGAATCATAACCATCTGCAGCTGTTGCTGTGCTTTGCGAAACTTCTGCAACTGTTGGAGCAGGAGTTGGCGGTGCAACAGGTTTTGGTGATGGTTTAAATACTGATCCCATAATTACTTTCCAAATGTTAAAGTTGATTTAGTTTCTTTTGTGTCTTTAGCTTGTGCTTTAGACTTTTTAATTTCATTTTCGTAAGTTATGTCTGTTTCGTTTTCTTTTTCTAAAACTATTGGTTGTTCTTTTTTCTTAAACATTTTTTTTACGAACTCAAACATTTAACCTCCAAGTAAAGTTTTTCTTTCTACTTCAGCTTCTTCTTCAATGCCTAATGGACCAGTTAGTATTGTAGACTTTCTGCCTTTTCTTTTTCTTTCCATTGCAGCTTGTTCTTGCTGTATTCTCTGTTTTTCTTCTGCTGATAATTCTGCTGAAGGTGGAGGTGGTGCAGGTTGAACTGGCGGCAGCGGTGGCATTTTTGGTTTGAATAATGATCCCATAATTATATAATCCTATAACTATTATCTGCTACAACTTGTGGAGCAGTTTGTCTAGTGTTTAATTCTTGTAAGCCAACAGACAGATACCTCATGCTATCACAAGCGTGAGAACTCCAATCATGGTTAGGCTTTGATCGGAACATTCTGTTTTTGTCAACATACTTCCTATGGTAATGTCTTAACGCATCTATTAACTTTTTGCAATGGTCTACATCAATATAACATCTAGGTAGGGTCATACTGGTGGCGTGGATACCATCTTCTAGCGGAATCTTTGGCACGACTTTGAACCGCACACCTAATTGATAGGCTACCTCACGTCTTGTTTTGCCATTTGAAAAATCTGTAACTTCTATATCATGCGGAGCAAAATGATCCTTGTAGATATATTCTTTGCTATTAATAACTTCTATGTAGTGTGGTAATCCTTGACCCCGTTCCTCGTAATAATCAATAATGTTTATTGCAGATCCTATCTGCTGAAAGAATATGATTGCTGTGTGGTCGGAGACACCTAAATCCCAAGCGGTTGAGACAGGCAAAGAAGGATCGTAGGGTACTCTTCTGATCTGCTGCTTATCTTCCATTTTTGCTAGAACATCACCATAGATTGCACCTTCGATGTTAGCTATCCAATCGCATTCAAACTCTTGCAGGTATTTCTTTTCACCCATAACTTCTTTAGCTTTGTCTAATTCCTCTTGGTCAACTATCTTTGTTTGTGATGCTTTGGCTTTGTAATGAAACCAATCTTCTGCACCTTGTGCGTGCTGGTATAAATCGTAAAAGTTATTATTCATTCCAGCAGGTGTACCAATAAATACACAGTACCCCTTTCTGTCGGATAGTGCTGGTCGAATAATTTCTGGAAATAGTTTTTCGGATACGTTTGCGTATTCATCTATCACACACCCATCTAGGTATATACCCCTTAAGCCGTCTGAGTTCTCAGAGCCTAGCAAGGTGATACGAGAGCCATTAGGTAGATCTACTCTTAGCTCTGTTTCATTGAACTTAGTGTTGGGGATTTTTGCTGTAAACTGTTTTACATAATCCCACGCTATTGCTTTAGCCTGTTTAAAGGTTGGTGCAATGTAGGCAAATCTTGGGTTCTTAGCTTTGGTCAGTAATGCAGACCTAATTAAATGGTTGATCATGCACACTGTCTTGCCGAACCTTCTATGACAAACTAATACAGACCATCTGTATCTTGATATTTCTTTGTGTAAATAGTTTTGATGTCGTCTAGGTGTGTAAGGTATTTTGATCTGCATACATTAGTGAACAGCTTTGCTTTGCATATTCTCATTCAGAGGATGATAATCAAAACCTAATTTGTTCATAACGTATATTGTGTAAAACTCCGCAGCCTCATTATTAGGCATACCAAAGAACTTAATCACTACATTGTTCGTTTTTTCTTCAATATAGCAAACACAATCCATATCTTCTGATGAGAAATAGTTCATATACTAGATATAGCGTCTTTAGAATTATTATAAACTAAAAAATGTTAGTGTTGATAATTGGTGCAGGGTGGTTTTGAGGGTGTCTATGTGTTTGTTTATATTTCCCAAGTATATATATATAATAAACATAGACCGCAAATCTGGGTATACCCCATAGATAAAAAAGCAAAAAATACTTAACATCTAGCCTAAAAAGTGTTCTTATAAGTTTGCATTATCAAACATTCCTATCAATAATCATAATTTATTATTACACATTCAAAGTTATAACCTATTCCGTTATTCATGTTGCGAGATTTGGCGGTTGTCGCTGCATAAAAGAATAGCAACATTTTAACTTCTTTTATATTTTAACTTCTTTTATCTTTTAACTTCTCAACTTCATCTACATTAGAATCATTATAAATTATATTTATTGACTTGACATATATTTTAATATATCTATTCTGGTTATAAATAAAAGAAAGGTAAAAACATGACTACATATAAAACAGCATATAAAACTACAACATTTGTTGAAGATAAAAAAATAAATGTTGTACATCATGCAACAAAAATTATTGAACATGATGTAGAGAATAACACAATCAAATTAAATAATGGTGGTTGGTTCTCTAAAACTACAAAAGATAGAATGCACTCTTATTTGTGGGAAAATTCATCTTATAGATTATATCAAAAAAAGGGTAATTGGTTTATTGATATAGTTGATAAATTTGATGATTATAAAACATTAAAGACAATACCTTATGAAAATAATATGATATTAAAAGCTATCTAGTTTATAATAATTCTAAACTAAAACCCCTTGTTAATTAATTTTAATAAGGGGTTTTTTTTATCTTGACATTAATAAATATATATCTATTATGGCTATATAAAACAATGAAAGGAAATATGAACAATAACAAAAACCATTGGATATATTCTTTTGATAATGACAAAAATATATCTTTTGCAATAGCAAGTGTTTTAAATGCTTATTATGAAAAAAATTATAGTTTTGCAAAAAATACTGACGCTATTCAAGCCGTTCACAATCTAACAAAAAAACAAGCAAAAAAAGTAATTGAGAAAGCAAATCAATTTATAATTAACAAGGGGAAATAATGAAACAATTTGAAAAAATGTTTAATGATATTGATGGGTTTATGAATAATTTAATTAAGTATTTATGCTTAATT